TCAACTGTAAGTTTTACATTAGCCTGTGCCACAAATCAACAAAACCTTTTCTTATATATTACCTTTTATTTGCTCTTTGACGATTTATTTCTCTTTTTTCTCTTTCATTCTTAACTTCATAATATGCCGCCCAAAAAATAAGTTCTTCTTCTGTAATCAAAGAACGTAATTCCTGTAAAGTTTTACCTAATTCTGTTGCGAGAAAAAATTCAAAATTTATCCAATTATCTCGCGATATTATTTTTTTGCTGTATCAACATTTAATTGAATATCAAACATAAATAATTCAATTTCGTTCAATACACTTTCTGGAAGTTCTCTTTGTAGGTTCGGCGCATCTGCGGGTGCAAATGCCTTTGTTCCATCCTCTAATTCTGCATTTTTACAAAGAAGATAAGTTGATATTGTTAAAGCATCATCAGTATTTGCGGCTGATTGTGCGCGAACACGATCATCCCTTGTTAAAGGTTTGAAAAATAAATCAACAATTTTTTCTCCGTTTTTATTTTTAAATTCGTATTTTCTTCTGGCTGTCATCTGATCTTTATAAGATTCAGTTAACAGGTCAATAGTTCTTTTTTGCATTGGTTGATTAGTTGACTAATAAACTCAATGTATCAGATAGCGCTTGTTATGGTACCGCTTGTTATAAAACTGATATTTATTACTTGAACCTCGCCAAGTGTTGCGCCATATTCTGCGTTTGTAATTACTCCCGCAAAACTAATTTTTTTTGCTGAAGTATCTCTATCAGGAAATAGTTCAAATAATGCGTCAGCATTATCGCCTGTAGTCAATACATCATCAATAATTGTTGTATAGCCTGCGCCAGTTTCACTTGGTTCATATAAAAGTTCAAGTGACCCTTCGCCTTGAATCAAACCACCAATATTTGATTTAAATGTATCGCCTTGTTTTGTTGTTTCTATCGTGTCCTTTGTTATAGACAAAGACCAATTTCTTGTTTGTCCAACGTCAGCTTCGGTGCCGCCCGCGTTTTCAAACATAACTTTTCCAACATCGCCTTTGAGTGCCATAACAAAAGAAGAAACTATTTATAAATATATTAACTCTTATTTGTTTTTTTTACATCTTTTTTTAATTTTTCTTGAGTTTCCATATATCTTTTACAACGCCCATCCCAATAAGCGGGGTTACGGCGGCCTTTAACAGCTTCGATTGCATCAAGCATTTTTTCTGTAATTTCCATTAAAGTTCCTCGAAAATTTCAAAAGTCATTCGCAATTGTGTTTGAAATTGACCTTCTGGATTTGGATTGTCAACGACCTCCGGCCCAATCGGGGCATCGAAGATCACATTAGAAACTGTAATTCGATTGTATAAATCCCGCAACCTTTTGCCGATTGTGTAGTTATCGCCTGAACCTATTCCCTGCGGTGTAAAGATATTAAAAACAACAATTCCATTTACGCGGTTCAATCCGTCCGCATTTCCCTGCGTAAGATAATTACTTTCGCCGAATGTTGTAAGGCATTGAACAAAGGTTGTCACGGCGCTACTATCAAACGACATATTATGAAAAACAACAGATATTGCGGGGCTACTGGCAAGTTCTGTTGCAACTCTAGCTTCAATTGTTGCTCTTACTGTATTTAAATCAATAGCAGCCATTATTTACCCCTTATTTGTTTGTATAAATCTTGAATTTCGTTTGCAAGTTCTTTTGCCAACAGATCAAGATGTTTTGGTTTTATATTATTAGATGGGCTACTTCTAAAAACTCCACCCCAAGACGGCGGCAAACTTGTTCCAAACATAACAGGTTCAGCATACGGAACATTATTGTGAATATGATATTTTTTTCTAAAATTTTCTTTTCCTAATTGATAATTTAAAGTTTTTGGCGGTCTTACAACTGAGCCTTTGCCTGCACTTCCGTATTTCCCTTCTCTAGCGGGTGCGCCGCTTTCTGCGTTTTCTCCAATCTGCCAAGAAACAGCAAGCCTTCCTGTATCTACAGGCGAGCCTTCTTTAACAATACGATCTCCCGTCAAAACAGTTACCGACAACAAAGTATTGATTTGTTCTTCTGAATATTCGCCAATCTGATCAATTCGTATCTTTCTCATGTTCTTAAATAAAGGGTGTAAGAAATATCGGTTCCGCCTGATGTTTTAGTAAGGACGCGAATAATATTATGTACAATACTTGAAATAAGAACCTTATCTTTTGTCGTAGGTTTTGCCGTGACAGCCGCAGCGGATATTGTAATTTTTTTATCTTCCGCCTGAATAAGTTCATTTACTTCACGCAAGTTGACATCTTCAAAAACAGCTTTGACAGTTGCATCGCTGTTCGATTCGGAAATAACGCCTGTTGTTGTATTGTAAGAACCCGCAGTAATAGTTCTAATGGTTACGTTCTGACCAAATCCTTCAATTGATGCAACCTTATCAATTGCCTTTTGAATAGCACTTGCGAAGTTTGGCATTAGATTCTGTAAGCAATAACAGTTCCACTTGCCAAAGTAATGCTTGTTATAACAGAATCACAAATTTCTGAAGATGATTTCATTTCAATACCACTTATAGTCGAAGAACCATTCTCTGTTAAATTCTCAGCAACAAGTGTTACTTCTGCATTAGAAAGGCAATGAATTTTGCCAAATCGTCCTGTGTGTGTGTTTGTGTCTGTAATGATGATTGCGGCGGGATAGTAAACCATGTTAACTCCTTTTAATTGAAATGTTACCCGGCCCACTTATTCGCAAGCCTGTGAAATAGCGTTCAAATAATGGTGGAACGCGATCAGCGCCGACAGAACCGCTGAATACGGGTTCAACAGCGATACCGCCAACGCCTACTCTTTTATAATCCTCCAAGCCTGATAAGCCAAGCCCCGCTTTATTATTATTTAGATAAACAGCCAATATTGCCTGCGCTCTTTTAACCTGATCTGGAATTTCTGTATCTGTAAAATAATCTGTTGAAATGCGAAAAGGAAATCCGACAGCATAAGTATTTACATAAGTGTCTGGTTTTCTGACTCCTGTTCGCGGCCATTGTAAAGCCTGCGTATCTGTTGCCCTTGCCCCCAAAAAGCGTTCTCTGTCGATGCGGATTGTTGAAGTATATAAGGCGCGGTTTTTTTGGTCGTCAGTTGAAGAAGACCACGCTGTAACATCATCGTCTTCGACTAGACCTTCGATGATTGCATTTGCGTCTGTCAACGTCAAATAACTATTTGCTGTTGCGCTTCCCGCTGTTGCGACTATTGTTATCGCCATTTTCGACCTTAGATTTGGGTTTACGTTTTTTTGTTTTAGTAGGAATAGAAGCCACCGTAACGGCAGCTTCTTTTTCCCTTATTCGCTTAAAAGCAAACAATCCCATTAACTTGAAGCACCTTTTAGGGCAACAAAGTTAATTACAATTGCTTCACTCAATGAACCGCCAGAAACGTTTGTAACTGTGATTTCAAAAGAGCCTGCGGCGATTGCTGTAGCTCCTACTAAGTAAGAACCCGCAGTTCCGCCAGAACCATGATTAACAACAACAACATCGGTTGCGGCAATTTTATCGTTTGTAACGGTAAAACTTGCTTCGCCTGCCGCGCCTAGCGCCGCGTTGTTCATAGTGATCTGACCTGACTCTGTATTAAGAGTCACACCTGTTGTTTTGTTAGTTGCTTGGGTAACAGTTCCGCCTGTAGTTGGGCCGGCTAGTTTTCCCGCACTAACTTCAAATAAAGATGGCATAATAAATTACCTCTAGTCCTGATTGCTTACGTTGGTAATCCTACAAATACCAATGTTCTTTGTTTCGTAGACCTTCGACCAGTTGCCTACTGTTTCAAGTTGACTTCTTGTTGGGTTTGTAGTTGTTACAGCCCACTTAGAACCGACAGGATGATATGTGTAATGTAAGTCAATAGACATAGCATCAGACTTTGCGAGAATGTCGCGGTCTGTTTCTGTTGTTAAACCTGCCTGCTCGCCCGATGCTACACTTCCGGCTGTAAAAACGTAAGAACTGTATTCCGTAGAAGAGCCTGACCCTGTGGTTGGCACGTCATCCGAAACAATTACCCGGAGCCCCATGAACGTAGGTATAGTACCAGTTCCGGGGAAAGCGTTTGCAGTTGTACCAGAAGTTGCGGCTGTATCAGCATCGCCATTGTTGTCATAAATACGATCAATAGCGTTTCTTTCCACCAAGTCATAATATACTTTTGAGTGGATTGCGATGGCCTGCAACTTGTCACCTTGATCTCCAAGAATCGCTCTTGCTCTTGCAATATGGCGTGGAGAAAGTGCTGTTGGTGTATCGCCTGATTCTGAATCAATAGTTAAGCCAAAGAAAGCTGAGTTGCTATCGTTTGCATTGATTGAACCAAATACACCTGAAAGACAAGAGAATAAATCCTTCTGTCTTTGGTTTGCTATATAAGCACCGATTTTCTGACCGATTGCAGCCATTGGGTCAGCGCCAGAAGCTAAAGCAGCCAAGTCTCTTGACTCAAATGCGCGGCCTCTATGTAAGACAACGCCGATTTGCTGATCGGTTGAAATTTTGCCGGGTGTTAATGATGAAGAATCGGAAAGAACTTCAAAATCGCCTGAAAGATTTGCTGAGAAGAAA